GTGCTGAATTGAAAGATGGTCTTTTGAAAGTATCTATGGAGAAGATTATTCCAGAGAGCAGAAAAGCAAAAACAATAGACGTTAAGTAATAACGTATAGATAGTGGCGAGGATAGCATAAACTATTGACTCGCCACTTATAAATAAGTATATGAATAAAATATTAATAATCTTAATGAGTTTGATTCTTGTTAGTTGCTCAGTAGCAAATCCTAAACTATCATTTGGTAAGAAATGCGTGGATAAAGGTGACCAGGTTCACTATTCCTACGTATGGATATATGATAAAAACGCAGGGTTAGTAGCTGATGAAATTACTTGCGAGTTGATAGACAACCAGGATTGACATTAGCTAGGGTTGGTGATATATTAACTCTATGAATAAAGATATAACTAAAAGTATACCATACGTGGTATTCAAAGAGCGAGTAGCAGGCAAGTGGACTACATTTACAAGTAATGATGTATTTCAAGCAGGCAAACAAGTAGTCTTTTCTTTACCAGGTGCATTTACACCAACGTGTTCTAGCAAACAATTACCAAATTTTGAAAGACTCTATGAAGAGTTTAAATCAAAAGGTATAGATGAAGTTTATTGTATATCAGTAAATGATTCTTTTGTAATGAACGCTTGGTTTGATAGTCTTAAAGTAAATAACGTTAAGGCAATACCTGATGGAAATGGACACTTTACTAGACGAATGGGTATGTTAATAAACAAAACTCATTTAGGATTTGGTATGAGGTCTTGGAGATATGCTATGGTAGTTGAAGATGGACAAATTATTAAATGGTTTGAAGAAGAAGGTATCAATGACCGAGGAAAAGGTGAAGACCCTTATGTTGCTACTGATCCAGAGAACATTTTAAAAAGTTTATAGCATTGACATTTAGTTAATAAAAGTATATAATTATAAATTATGAAGGAGTTGATATGAATCTATCAAACAGTACAGTTGCAATCTTAAAGAATTTTGCTGATATTAATAAAAATATATTAGTAAAACCTGGAAAGCAATTACAAACTATTTCTACTTTAAAGAATATTCTTGCCGAAGCAGATATAGACCAAAAATTTGAGCAAGAATTTGCGATATATGATTTGCCAGAATTTTTAAGGGCAGTTGAATTATTTTCTAAATCAGATATCAAATTTAATGGTACTAACAAATTGGTTATTTCAGACACCAATTCAAAACAATCAGTTAAGTATTTCTTTGCAGATAAATCAGTAATTGTTGCACCAACTAAATCAATTAATATGCCTGATAAGTATGTAACTTTTACATTAAAGAGTAAATGTTTTGCTGATTTACAAAAAGGTATAGTTACGTTGAACTTACCAGACATTGCAGTAAAAGGTGATGGTAAAAACATTACAATGATTGCAACTGATAAGAAAAATAAATCTTCAAATGATTATTCTGCTGTAGTAGGCACAACTGATAAAGAGTTTGTAGCATATTTCAAAGCAGAAAACTTGAAAATAATACCAGATGATTATGATATTGCGATTTCTAAACAAAGAATAAGTCATTTTGTTAATAGAAATAAACCAGTACAATATTGGATAGCATTAGAACCTGATTCTGAATTTTAAATGATGAGTATATTATGGCAGAAAATTTATGGGTTGAGAAATACCGACCTAGAACAATTGACGATTGTATTTTAACAAGTGAATTAAAAGAAACTTTTAAAGAATTTGTAAAACAAAAAGAACTTCCAAACTTATTACTATCAGGTACAGCAGGTACAGGTAAGACTACTGTAGCACGTGCTTTATGTGAAGAATTAGGTTGTGATTACATTATCATTAATGGATCAGATGAAGGTAGACAAATTGATACACTCCGAAATAAGATTAAAAATTTTGCGTCAACTGTATCTTTAACTGAAACAGCAGGTCATAAAGTTGTTATAGTTGATGAAGCAGATTATATGAACGCTGATAGTGTTCAACCTGCATTAAGAAATTTCATAGAAACATTTTATAAGAATTGTAGATTTATCTTTACTTGTAATTATAAGAATAAGATATTACCAGCATTACATAGTAGATGTACCGTTATTGATTTTTCAATTACTAATGGTCAGAAAGTTAAAACAGCAACACAACTTATGAATAGGTTGTGTAATATCTTAACAGATGAAAAGATAGAGTTTGATAAAAAAGTACTTGCAGAATTAATACAAAAACATTTTCCAGATTTCAGAAGAACTATTAATGAACTTCAAAGATATTCAGTAAGAGGTAAAATTGATAGTGGTATATTATTCAGTATAACTGAAGCAGATACTAAACAACTTGTAGCAATTTTAAAAGAAAAAAGATTTAATGATATGAGAAAATGGGTTATTCAAAACCTAGATAAAGAACCATCATCATTGTTTTCAACTGTATATGAAATACTATACAAGAACTTACAACCACAATCTATACCACAAGCAGTTTTAGTTATAGCTGGATATCAATATAAATCCGCTTTTGTAGCAGACCAAGAGATTAATATGGTCGCTTGTTTAACAGAAGTAATGGCAAACTGTAAGTTTAAATAAATGAAAAGTTTAGTTGAGGATTGGGATAAATTTTTTAAAGAACATCCAACTGGTGGACCTTGGGATTATAAAAATCCTAGCAATGAACGAAAGTTACAAGATGGACACGTTGTTGATTTTATAAAGTATTATAATTTTGAAAAAAATTTAAAGGTTTTGGATTGTGGATGTGCAGATGGTAGAAATTCTGAATATCTTATCAATCAAGGGTTTGAGGTAACAGGTGTAGATTTTTCACAAACGGTTATAGAAAGAACTCAAAAGCGCTTACCAAAAGGAAAATTTCTTGTTGGAGATATAAGAAAATTAGATAAGATTGAAGAAAATAGTTTTGATTTTCTTATTGACGCTGGTGCTTTCCACGTGAATTATCCACAAGATACTCTATCCATTATAAAAGAGTATCATAGAATATTAAAACCTTCTGGAAAAATGTTTATTAGAGTTTTCAATAAAGAAGACAATCAACCTCACCTTATTTTTTTTGTAAATAAAGATACTATGCCTGTATTTGGATATAGTGAGTCTGTATTTACTAATCATATTAAAAATTATTTTAATGTTAAACATAAAAAATATGATTCTGTTTATGGTATGCACGGTGAAGGATGTAATTATTATTATTTGGAAAGTAAATGAAATTAAATGTATGAATTAAAAGATTATCTTAAAGCAATTAATGAATCAAAAGAGAACTTATTAGACACACCCGACCCGACTTGGGAAAAGAAGTACCCACCATTTGTAATTAACCGTTGTCTATCTATGTTCTATGATACCATAATGCATAGCAATGAAATGAACGGATTACATTTCCTACCAAAGCGTATGCAGTTTCACTATTTCATAAATAGTATACGAAAGAAAAGGCGATTTGGAGGTAAGTGGTTATCAAAAACCAAGTTGAAGAACCTAGATGTTATTAAGAAGTATTATGGATATAGTAATTCAAAGGCAAAGGAAACTCTCAACATTCTTACAGACGACCAAATTGAAATTATTAAAAATAAACTTATACAAGGTGGGAGAAAGTTTAAATGAGCGAAGATATTATTAGTTGGTCGGCTAGCGATATGCTAGAAGTGACCATAAAGCAACCTGATGACTTTCTAAAAGTCAGGGAAACATTAACAAGAATCGGTGTAGCAAGTAGAAAAGATAAGACACTTTATCAATCGTGTCATATACTACACAAACAAGGTAAATATTACATAGTCCATTTTAAGGAACTATTTGCATTAGACGGTAAAAAATCAACATTAACTCAAAACGATATTCAAAGAAGAAATACCATATCTTTATTATTACAAGATTGGAACTTAATTGATGTAGTTAAAAAGGACGCAACGGAAGATAAAGCACCGTTAAGTCAGATAAAAGTATTACCATTTAAAGAGAAAAAAGAATGGACATTATCTGCTAAATATAACATAGGGAAAAAAGTGGAAGACAATAAGGAAAAGAAACCTGAAGCAACCAGTCCAACGAGTAATGAATAAATGCAGATATCAAATTTCAAAGACTACATAACAGAAGCAAAAACTTCTGGATCATATAGATTAATCATTATATCAGATGAACCTGAAAATGATTTAAACTTTCATACAGCTAAAAACTTAATGAAACAAGCAGATAAGCTTGGTCATAAGTCATATATCTATAGAAACACAGGTGGTTATGTAACTGTTGAAGATGATGGAGAACTGTATTTCCATAACAAAGATGACAAAAAAGGATTTAGAGTATCTGCTAAAGATACAATTGCTATTATAAGAGGTTCAGTAGTACGTAGAGATAGTTGGATGGACTTGGTAACACGATTAGAAAAACACCAAGTTTTTACTATTAACAGTAGAGAATGTGTTAGTATGTGTGCCGACAAATATAGAACTTCATTAAGATTAGCAGACTATGGTATTAGACAACCTAAATCTGTATTGGTAACTGATCCAGAAAATTCAATAGAATCTTTTGAAAGTTTAGAAGAAAAGTTTCCTGTTATCTTAAAGACATTAAGAGGATCAAAAGGTGTTGGTGTCTTGTTTATTGAATCAGAAAAATCTTTAGATTCAATTGTACAATTACTTAATAAACAAGATGAGGATTCTGATATATTATTACAGCAATATATAAAAACTAAATGGGATGCTAGAGTTTTAGTATTACAAGGTAAAGTATTTGCTGCTATGAAAAGACACGTAGTGCCAGGAGATTTTAGAAGTAATGTATCAAGAGGTGCAGAAGTAGAAGAATTAAAATTAACAAAAGTAGAAATAGAAGAAAGTTTAAAAGCTGCTAAGGCAGTAGATGGTCAATGGGTTGCAGTAGATTTTATACCGTCAGCAGATAGAACAAAAGAACCACCATTTGTTATTGAAGTTAACTCTTCACCAGGTACAGAAGGTATAGAAGAAGCAACAAATAGAAATTTAAGTAAAGAAATCATACAATATTTTGAAGATAGAGAAAATTGGAACAAAGTTCCTAGTATGTGTGGTTTTAAAGAAGTTGTACATATACATCCATTTGGACGTATAGTTGGTAAATTTGACACAGGTAATTCAGGTACGTCTGTTATACACGCAGATAAATTTAAAGTTAGTGGTAAAAAAATAACTTGGACACTAGATGGTAAGACACTTACAAACGATATTATACGTAAGCAAACAATAGATGTAGGTGGATTAAGAGATTATAAAGAAGATAGATACGCAATTAAACTTGATGTAGAATTTGCAGGTGGTTATTATAAAGATGTAGAATTTACATTAGATGATAGGGATGAAAAGTCAAAAATATTGTTTGATAGAGAAACAATGAATAGGTTTAATGTAATGGTTAACCCTAATAGAAAATATATAATAACAACCAAGTATAGTTTAGACGATAAACCTATAGATAAAAACAACTAGCATTGACAATTGAGCGGATTTAGTATATATTATAATCAAGGAGAAATATAATGGCAAGTGAAATACAATTATTACGCCTAACAACAGGCGAAGATGTGATTGGCAAAATCACAAAAAACGAAAACACAATTACAATAGAAAAAGGATGTGTACTTATACCTAGACAACAAGGTCCAGGTAAACCTGTACAGTTAATGTTAACACCTTATGCACCTTATAGTGAAACTAATACTATAGATATTAATAAGGATGTCGTTGTGTCATTTTCAAAACCAAAAAAAGATATACAAGATACTTATATTCAAAGTACTTCAACGATAGTAGCACCTAATAAACAGTTAATAACTGAAACAGGACTGCCAACGTTGGGTAAAAAGTGATAGACGTTTATTTTGTAAGAAACGGATCCAAAATTCGTGTTCAAACTAGAGAAGGTTTGAGTGCAATGGAGGCAGCGAAATTTGAATCACACGTACCTATACCAGAAATTCCTGCCGATTGTGGTGGTAATTGTATGTGTTGTACGTGCCACGTATATGTTGATGAGAAGTGGAAAGATAAAGTGCCATCACCTACTTCTATTTCAATAGAAGAACAACAATTAGAATATGAAAAAGGATATAAACCAGGTGTTAGTAGATTAAGTTGTCAGATAAAACTTACTAAAGACCTTGACGGTTTAATACTCCATTTGAGAAATGACCTGGTCTAATAGTGAAGAAAATATAGTCAATACCTTAAATAATACATTTAAAGGTTTTAGTAAAGACAATTTAATAGTTGAAAAAAAAGGCTATTCTAGTTTTGACGCATACAATAATCGTTATACTTGTGAAATAAAAAAAAGAAACTTTGAAAGTTATCACAAATTTGCCAAAGAAGGATTAATTTTAGAGAAATATAAGTATGATAAACTAATTCAAAAATCAAAACAAAATAATACAAAAGCACTATATATAAATTTATTTAAAGATAAAAAAATATTTATTTGGAATTTATCAAAATTGACAAATGAAGGATATGATTTTAAATGGCACAATATGAAAATGAATAAAGCTACATTTAATTCAACAGAAAATAAAATAGATAAAAAAGTGGCACTTTTAAAAGAAGATATAACAATATGAGACCAGATGAACTTTTATAAAAATGTAATAGAACATAAAGGCAAACTACTTGTTAGAGGTGTAAGAGATAGCAAAGAGTTTAAAGAGAGGATTAATTTTTCTCCAACATTATATTCAGTATCACAACATCAAGAAGAATTTAAATCATTACAAGGACATAATTTAAGACCTATTACTTTTTCATCTATTGACGCTGCTCGTAGATTTAAACGTGATGTTGCTACTCAAAATGCACCTGTTTATGGACTTGATAGATTTCATTATCAATACATCAATGAAGAGTATCCAAAACAAGTTAAGTGGTCAAAAGAATTAATTAAAATATTTACATTAGATATAGAATGTACCTGTGAAAATGGATTTCCAGAAGTAAATAATCCAATTGAAGAACTATTATGTATTACAGTTAAGAATCAATCAAACAAACAAATTATAACGTGGGGTATCGGTGAGTTTAAAACCTTACGTACAGATGTAACTTATATTCAATGTACAGATGAACGACATTTAATAATGGAGTTTATGAAATTCTGGTTGAAGAATTATCCAGATGTTATTACAGGTTGGAATACTAAATTCTTTGACTTACCTTATTTAATGAATAGAATTCAATTAGTTGCAGGTGCTAAAGTTTCAAATAGAATGTCGCCTTGGAACATAATTCATAAAGAAGAAATAATTGTAAGAGGTAGACCTAATACATATTATTCATTGTATGGAATTGCAATGTTAGATTATCTTGATTTATATAAATGGTTTATACCAGTAAGACAAGAGAGTTATAGACTATCTCATATAGGTGAAGTAGAACTAGGCGAAACTAAAATAGAAAATCCATATGATACTTTTAAAGATTTCTATACAAAAGATTATCAAAAATTTGTAGAGTATAATATTCAAGACGTTGAAATAGTTGATGGTTTAGAAGACAAGTTAGGTCTAATTGATTTATCTTTAACCTTTGCATATGAAACTAAAGTAAATTATAACGATATTTTTTCACAGGTAAGAGTTTGGGATACATTAATTGCAAACCACTTGATGACAAAAAAGATTTGTGTACCACCTAGGGAAGACCACATAAAGGACACCAAGTATGAAGGTGCGTATGTGAAAGAACCTAGATTGGGTATGCAAAAATGGGTGGTGTCTTTTGATATCAACTCTCTTTATCCACATATTATTGTACAATATAATATTTCTCCCGAAAAGATATTAGGTGTTAAACCATCTGGTGTTTCTGTGAATAAAATGCTTGATAAGAAGACACCCCTAGATTATTTAAAAACAGAAGGTGCGTGTATAACACCTAACGGTGCAATGTTTAAAAATGATAATCAAGGTTTCTTACCTGAAATGATTGAAAAGATTTATAAAGACCGTGTGATATATAAGAAACGTGAATTAAAAGCAAAGAAAGAATATCAAAATAATCCAACAACAGAATTAAAAAAAGAAATTGCTAGGTGTCATAACGTACAATGGGCAAGAAAGATTGCGTTGAATAGTTGTTATGGTGCAATAGGTAATCAATACTTTAGATACTATGATATAGCACAAGCAAGTGCTGTAACTACAGCAGGTCAATATATTATAAGAAATATAGAACAAAAAGTAAATGAATATCTAAATCAAATATTACAAACACACAATGAAGTAGATTATATATTAGCGTCTGATACAGATTCAATTTATGTATCGTTTGATAAACTTGTAGAGAAGACTTGTAAAAATAAAACAGACCAACAAGTATGTGATTTTCTTGCTAAGGTATGTGATAATAAATTAGAACCTTTTATTGCAAAACAATTTGAAGATGTTGCAGATTATACTAACGCATTTAAGAACGCAATGGTTATGGCACGTGAAGTTATTGCGAACAAAGGTATATGGGTTGCGAAAAAAAGATATATGTTAAATGTATTAGACGAGGAAGATGTGAGATTATCTGAACCTAAATTAAAGATTATGGGTATAGAGGCAATTAAATCTTCAACTCCACAAGTATGCCGAGGTAAGATTAAAGAAGCAATTAAAATAATTATGTCAAAAGAAGAATCTGATTTACATACTTTCATTGCAGATTTTAAAAAAGAATTTATGCAATTACCTCCAGAGAAGATATCATTTCCAAGGTCTTGTAATAATATGAGAAAATATGGTAGTAGTAAAGATGTGTTTATTAAAGGCACACCTATACACGTTAAGGGTGCATTGATTTATAATCATCAAATAAAACAATTTAAATTACAGAATAAGTATCCTTATATTCAAGAAGGAGATAAGATTAAATTTATTAAATTGTTAGAAGCAAATCCATTTAAGTTTGATGTGATTAGTTATGTAACTCAATTACCAAAAGAGTTTAACTTAAAAGAATATGTTGATTATGAATTACAATTTGAAAAGACTTTCCTAGACCCTATGAGATTTATATTAAATTCAATAGGTTGGGAACACGAAAAGAAAGCAAGTCTGGAGGCGTTCTTTGGCTAATATGTTTGACGCATTTGCAGTTGCTATGGCAATAGTATTTGCTTATAGAACAGGAGAAGTTTTAGCAATGACTAAAATGAAATTTGCAACACTAGTATTATGGTTGTTTGTAATAAAATTTATATCGGTAATGTATGTTAATTAATGAAGAAAGTTTAAAACATTTAAAAACACTTGAAGACAATACGTTTGATTCGTGTGTAACTGATCCACCGTATCACTTGGCGTCTATACTTAAACGATTTGGACCAGGTCAAAAAGGTATTAATAATAAAGATGAGAAAGAAGGTCGTAATGGACCTTATCATAGAGCGGCAAAAGGATTTATGGGACAGACTTGGGATGGTGGTGATATAGCATTTAATAAAGATTTTTGGAAAGAAGTATATAGAGTTATGAAACCAGGTGCAGTACTACTATCTTTTGCTGCCACTAGAAACTATCATAGAATGGCAGTTGCAGTAGAAGACGCTGGGTTTGAAATATTTGATATGATACAATGGTTATATGGTAGTGGTTTTCCTAAAAGAAAAAACTATTTAAAACCTGCGTGTGAACCTATTGTAATGGCACGTAAGGGAGTTAATAAAAATTTAAACATAGATGAGTGTAGAGTGCCTGGATATCAATGGGACACAACTAAAAACAGAAGAGAACCTAAAAAACATAAAGAAGCAATTTACAAATTAGGTTTAAAGAAAGCAGGTACAGGAGAAAAAATAGATGGTAGATATCCTGCCAATGTTATACACGATGGATCAGATGAAGTGATTGAAAGTTTTCCTAAACAAAAAACAGCAGGACATTGGCCGAGTGTTAAAGTTACAGGATATGGTAATATGGGTAGAGAAGTAGGTGGACAAAAGACAGCGAAAGAAGAATACTTTGGTGCAGGTCCACAAGTAAGAGAAGATGGTTCAGTTGCAAGATTTTTCTATTGTGCTAAGGCAAGTAAAAAAGAAAAATCAGATACAAAACACCCTACAGTTAAACCATTAGAGTTAATGAGATATCTTGTTAAGTTAGTTACACCTAAAGATGGAACAGTATTGGATCCATTTGCAGGTACAGGTACTACTGGTGAAGCGGCGTTATTAGAAGGTCGTAAGTATTACTTGATAGAAAGAGAAAAGAGTTATTTTAAAGACATAGAGAAGAGATTAAAGAAAGTGAATCCGTTTTTTGTATGACAATTTTACTTGCATTGACTTTATCTGCTTTGTGTGTTATAATACCATTACTATTATTATTAATGTGGAACAATGAAAAACCTAGACCTTAAACAATTCGCAGACGAAAATAGATTGCCTATTATGGACTCTATTCAATTTAAAAATTGGACAGATGAAATAGGTAAAGAAAAATTTAGAGAACTATTATCAGAATATATTGCTGAACATAGACCAGAATTTCCTTTAAATCATATTTCATATGATGATATGAAAAACAATATAATACAATTAAGTAAATTTAATACTAGTAAAATTTGTATACCTAAAGAACAAAGTCATAAAGATGTCTTTGAAAAATATGATGACTATAAGTATCCATATTCAAAATATGGTTTAGGAGTAATTGACGCTTCTTCAATATATAATAAGTGCAGTAATTATTTTCATCAAGAGTTAAGATTAAATTGTTCAAGTTATAGTTTTAGAGCACCAATTGAAGTTTTTAAAAATGGTAATGCAAAAGATATATGGAAGTGTTTAGGTGCATTATGGAGAGGTGTGAATAGTAGTAAAGATTTATCGCCAGGTAGTTATAGAGAAGCAATAAGATTGGGTACATATATTGCAACACAATTTAAACCAGTTGTTGCAAAAACAATATACGATATGACCGAGGCAGAAACAGTATTAGATACGAGTTGTGGTTGGGGAGATAGACTTGCTGGTTTCTTTGCCAGTAATGCAACACATTATTATGGTTGTGATCCTAATCCAAATACATATAAAATATATCAGAAACAGATAGAAGAATATAGTAAATTTTTTAAAAACAAAACTGTTAAGATATGGAATTGTGGTGCAGAAGATTTACCTTATAACGAACTACCAGAAATAGATTGTGCATTTACAAGTCCACCTTACTTTAGTACTGAACAATATAATAAAGGTGGTGAGAAAGAAGAGAATCAATCTTGGTTTAAGTTTAATGAGTATGAGCAATGGAGAGATAGTTTTTATCTTCCAGTTGCAGAAAAGACAATGAGTAAATCAAAATATATGTTTGTTAATATTATGGATCCAAAGATTAAGGGTACTAGATATAGGTCAAGTGATGAACTAGTTGATAGATTTAAAGATAAGTTTTTAGGTCAAATTGGTATGAGGATTATGCAAAGACCACAAGGTACTAAAAAATTTAAAACAAAAGAAGAGTTAAATATTTTTATGGCAATGACATATATTGAAAATGTATGGTGTTTTGGAGAGAAAACAGACTTATTTAAACACGCAAGAGTAGGAACATTAGAGGCATTTATATAAATATTATTATGGATTACTTTTATTTATTTTTGGTTATATTCATACTCAATGATGGTTTTACTATGTCAAGGCATTACTGTTCCTATTTAAGAAACTTACGAGAAAAAATTATTGAAAAGATAACCTATGGTTGGTGGATTGCCATACATAGTGTTGTAGATATAGGAAGTATTATTGGTATGATGGTTTATTTTGAAAAAGCAAAACATTTTTGGGTTGCTATTTCCATACCGATAGTTATTATACTATGGTATATACCTTTAGGATGGAAAAAGTATCGTGAGAATAACAGTATATAAAAGATATAATGATTATATTTTTACAGATTTTCTACCAACGGAACTTGACTCGGTTAGAGAATTATGTTATATTAACAACATCAAATGGTACACAATAAGTTATACGGAAAGCGAATGGAACGAATATGAAAGATTTTCTAAAAGAAATAATTAAAGAAACAGGTAATGAATTTGCTAGTTTAGCAAGTGAAGGAATCACAGCAGGTGATGTATCTTCATTTATAGATACAGGTTCTTATTCTTTTAATGCTCTTCTATCAGGTTCAATTTACGGTGGGTTGCCAGGCAATAGAATTACAGCAATTGCAGGTGAGGCAGCAACTGGTAAAACATTTTTCGCATTAGGTATTTTAAAAAATTATTTAGAAAAAGACAAAGACGCAGGCGTAGTCTTGTTTGAATCAGAAAACGCAGTATCAAAAGATATGATAGAGGCGAGAGGTGTTGATAGTAAAAGAGTTGTAGTAGTACCAGTATCAACTGTACAAGAATTTAGAACACAGGCAATAAAAATTTTAGACAAGTATTTAGAACAAGACCCAAAAGACAGACAACCTTTAATGTTTGTATTAGATAGTTTAGGTATGTTATCTACTACAAAAGAAATGACAGACACAGGAGAGGGTAAAGAAACAAGAGATATGACAAGGTCACAAATTGTCAAATCTACATTTAGAGTTTTAACACTTAAACTAGGACAAGCAGGTGTTCCTATGTTAATGACCAATCACACATATGATGTTATTGGTTCTATGTTCCCACAAAAAGAAATGGGCGGCGGTTCAGGATTGAAATACGCTGCTTCAACAATCATCTATCTAGGTAAACGAAAAGAAAAAATCGGTACAGAAGTAGTTGGTAATATTATTCATTGCAAAACATATAAGTCAAGAATCACAAAAGAAAATTCTCAAATTGATGTTAAGTTAACCTATAAAAAAGGACTAGATAAGTATTATGGTCTTCTTCAACTTGGTGAAGAGGCAGGTATCTTTAAGAAAGTATCAACAAGATATGAAATGCCTGATGGTTCTAAAGTATTTGGTAAAACAATCAATGATGAACCAGAAAAGTATTTTACAAAAGAAGTATTAGATAAAATAGATGAACACGCAAACCAAAAATTTACATACGGATCAGACGAAGAATAAAAGATACACCTTTGCTCAAAAGGATGGTGAAGATTTTTCCTGTATAAAACTTACCGAAGGTAAGTATAGAGGAGTAATTTTTCACTATGGTAAAGTAGAATTTGGAAAGGATGAAAATCCTGATGGTACTAAATCTATGAAGTTTGATTTTACTGTTAGATTAAATCCTACAGAAGAGAAATTGGATCCAGATAATAAAGAATTTGTAAATTATATTGGCGACTTGTTGATAGAATTATTAGATGAGAAAGTGAAAAGTGGAAAATAAAAATTATATTAATGTTTATGATGATGTATTAGAACCAAATCAATGTCAACACTTGGTTGATAAGTTTGAAGATTCAAAACATCAATGGACTAAAACACAATTAAAAGGTCATAGGTCTTTTACAGAAATTAATATAAATTTACATTCAGATTGGCAAGAATATGTGGACATAGTATATAAAGTATTGAGACCATATGTTGATAAGTATTGTGAAGATAATAATATAGATAGATTAAAACAATGGCCGAATAAATTTGGTTTTGAACAAATACGTTTTAAGAAATATGAAGTTAATAAGGAAGATGAATTTCAAGAACACGTTGATGTTATGGATTATGCAAGTGCAAAAAGATTTCTTGTACTCTTTTTATATTTAAAAGATAATATAGAAGGTCATACTTCTTTTCCTGAATATGATATGAAAGTTAAACCAAAAGCAGGTAGATTATTAATGTTTCCACCTTTGTGGACTTATAAACATATAGGACATAAACCAATAAAAGAACCTAAATATATAATAGGAAGTTATTTGCATTACGTATGAGCGAAAGATTAGAAACAACTATATTAAATAATCTCTTCTATCAAGAAGACTATGCTAGAAAAGTATTACCTTTTTTAAAAGAAGATTACTTTGGTTTAAGAACTGAAAAGATTTTATTTACAGAAATATATAAATTTGTAGAGAAATATAATAATCTTCCAACAAAAGAATCAATCTTAATAGAATTAGGACAAAGAAAAGATATTAATGAAGAGGAACATATTCAATTAAATGATTATGTTAATTCTATAGGTAAAATAGATTCCGATCCACAATGGTTGTTAGATACAACTGAAAGATTTTGTAAAGATAAAGCAGTACATAATGCTGTATTAGATGGTATTAGAATTTTAGATAAGAAAGATAGTAAGAGAACTCCAGAAGCAATACCTAGTATATTAGCAGACGCATTAGCAGTATCTTTTGACCAACATATTGGTCACGATTATATAGAAGACGCTGATGATAGATTTAAATGGTATCATACTAAAGAAACAAAATATCAATTTGATTTAGATTATATGAATAGAATAACCAAAGGTGGTATTCCTAGTAAGACTTTGAATATTGCATTGGCAGGTACAGGTGTAGGTAAGTCTTTGTTTATGTGTCATTGTGCAAGTGCTTATTTGGCACAAGGTTTAAATGTTTTATATATAACTTTAGAAATGGCAGAAGAAAGAATTGCTGAAAGAATTGACGCAAACTTATTAGATGTAACTATGGACGATTTACATACAATGCCAAAAGATTTATATGATAATAAGATAGAGAAGATAAGACAAAAGACTGGTGGTAAATTAATTGTTAAAGAATATCCAACAGCGTCTGCTCATAGTGGACACTTTAGAGCATTGTTTAATGAACTTTCATTAAAGAAAAGTTTTAAACCAGATGTAGTGTTTATAGATTATTTAAATATATGTGCGTCAAGTAGATTTAAAGGTGGTAATATAGGTTCTTATTTCTATATCAAAGCAATTGCAGAAGAATTAAGAGGACTTGCAGTAGAATTTAATGTACCATTGTTTTCTGCTACACAAACAACAAGAACTGGATTTATGAGTACAGACATAGGACTAGAAGATACAGCAGAAAGTTTTGGATTACCAGCAACAGCAGACTTTATGTTTGCAATAATATCAAATGATGATTTAGAAGCATTAGGACAGTTAAAGATTAAACAATTGAAGAATAGATATAACGACCCAGGAATTAATAGGTCATTTATTATAGGTGTTGATAGAGCCAAAATGAGATTGTATGATGTAGGACAACAAGCACAAAACATAGTAGATTCAAACCAAAAGGAGGAGGTTCCGAAACAAAAAGATATCGCTTACGATAAGTTTTCGGATTTTAAAGTATGATAAACAAACCAATTTTTACAATAGATGTACACACGCAAGAAGATTTTTTAAATCAAGATGAAATAGATAGATTAATTAATAGTATAAACAAAGCAGATTTATTAGATTATGATTTCTTTAAAGGGGATGCTAAATCAACATATGTTGCTATGCAAGAACAAAAACCTAACATTTTAGATTTTCATAAAGATATAGCAGATAAAATTATGAAGGAAGTTTATGTACCTAATCAAAGATTGTCTGACTCTTGGGTTAATATACAAAATAAAGGTAGTACATTAGATTTTCATAATCATCCTAATTCAGTTGTTTCTGGTGTTGTATATTTAAAAGCAAATGGAAATGATAGCAAGTTAGTCTTTCAGAATCCACTTACTCCTATGTCACCAACAGCAGTTTCTCCACACCGAGAAACTTATGAACTAACACCTAAAACAGGATTATTGGTAATGTGGCCGAGTTATTTAATGCACGGTTCAGGACCTAGTATTAATCAAAGTGATGAAAGAATAGTATTTGGTTTTAATACGTATTGGAAATAATGATAACTATTACAAAAGAATATATGGAACAACCAAAAGATATTAGACAATCTCATTTAAATTTAAAAGATAAGTGTATTGAAAGAATATTTGAAACACAATACAGACAATCAGGTTATAGTTATTACTTAAAAGGATTGTTAGCACACGTATTAGATACAAATATACCATTAAGAAATAAAGATGGTGTAAATGTATTACTAGCACACGCTTGCAACAATGCTAAATGTGCTAACCCTAAACATTTATATTGGGCAACTTCTAAAGAAAATATAGCAGATAGTGGTAGTTATTATGAAAGAAATTTAAAGAAGAATGGTAAGCAATTTATCATTGATACAGCGAGAAAAGTTGCAAAAGAAAAACCACCTGGATATTTCAGTAAGATTAACAATAGAAAAGGTAAAAAACATACTTTAGAACATAGAAAAAATATATCACTAGCAATAACAAAGTGGCATAAAAATGGGTAGACCTAGATTTTATAAGAGTAATAAAATGATTCCTACTAAAGAATATAAAGCTAATTGGGAAAGTATTTTTGGTAAAAAGGAAAAGAAAAAAG